GTCCTAAAGAGGATCAATGGATTCGTGGCTTTTCACAAGAGTGGACCACTCAGTATTACTCTGCAAAAAATATTGACGACACAGACACGACACTTATTACTGTTGCAACTAATGCAACCCCTACTCGTTATGACGAGATTAAACCATTTTTTATTGAAGTCGAAGATTACCGCTCAACCCTAGGATTACTTGGCGTTGACCCAATTGAAAGAATTAAGAATCAGTTAGAGGGAATTACACAGCACGCAATTGAAAAAGAACTTTGGGAAGGTGGAGTCCGCATTGGCGAGACTCACACTAACAGAGCACTAGTTAGCCCAGAAGCATCAATTCTAAACTCAGGTACTGCATTGTCTCCTCGTCGAGCACTGGCTCTTCTTGATTTCCAAATTGGCTCAGCATCTCCTTCTGGAGAGCAAGGCGTTATTCACATGACTCGTGACGTTGCTGCGTTACTCGCAAGCGACGCTCAATTGCTTATACACAGTGAAGGTAAAGACCACCTTCAAACAATAGGCGGAACGCCCGTAATTGTTGGTTCTAGTTACTCAGGCGCAGGTCCAACTGACGCTGCTGGTGACACAGAGACGCCAACATCTACAAACAAATGGATGTACGCCACTGGTACTGTCAAGGTTGTCCTTGGTGATATCGATGTCGTCACTGACACACTGGCACAGGGATACAACGTGTCGGGAAATCAGAATGATATGCGTCTTAAAGCAATTCGCCCAGCGGCGGTTTACTTTGACACCTCTATTCACTTAGCAATCAGAGTAGATTTAACAGCGTAAAATAAGAACAAGTAAGACCGACTAAAGGAGAAATCAGTATGGCCACTCAGGACTACGCGGCAAGCGTCCAAGGTGTGGCGATCCGAGTCACCAGACTGGACGCCTCAGGCAACTTACTCACCGAACCAGGTGACAGTTATACAACCTCGGCGTTCCTCCGCGCTTCATTCACACCAGAGTACGAAGAAGGCGATGAAATTGTAGAAAAGTCAGCAGACGGTACAGTCTGTGTTTCTTACAAAGCCCCAGATACTCTAAAGCGCATCACTATGGAACTCGCAATTTGCGAACCAGACCCAGAACTAACAGCACTACTATCAGGTGGTTTGTTACTTCGTAAGAATTTTGGAACATTCGCTTCACCAGACAACGAGAGCATCGGTTGGGCCGCGCCAGCCGTAGGAGACGATCCTGCTGGAAACGGCGTTGCTATTGAAGTTTGGTCATTCGCAGTAAAAGATGGAAAGCGTGCAACAACAAATCCATACTTCTACTGGGTATTCCCATACGCAAAATTGCGTCAATCAGGTGACCGCGTAATTGAAAACGGTTTACTTGCTAACACATTTGAAGGTTATGGTTTAGGAAACGAAAACTTTGACACAGGTCTAGATGGCCGTTGGGAGTTCCCAGTCGCAACAGAGCGTCCTTACTCATACGCTCGCGGCTCATGGGCACCAACAGGTCTAAAGGGCTTCTACGAGTGGTATGACAACCTATCAGCCGTAGTAAACAACAAATCTCTTACATCTAACGTAGCAACAATAACTACTGCTTCAGCCCACGGCTTTGAAGCAGGTCAGCAAGTTGTTGTAGCAGGTGTTGATGCCACATTCAATGGTACTTACACAATTACCACTGTTGGAAGCAACACAACCTTCTCTTACGCAAAGGTTGCTACAAACGTTGCTAGTGCTGCTGTATCCCCTGTGGGCACAGCGGTTCGTCAACGTGGATATACAGCGGTTACAGACTTTGCCTCACAAGGTTCAACAACAACATACAACGTTCCTGGTAACTCAGATTACAACGCTGATAATGCTGTTGACTTTATTATCGCATCGTCAGAAAACCCAACAGAGTAATTAGATAACTGAGGGCGGACGACGTGCCAGTCGTGTCATTAGCACACATGGTAAGTCGTCCGCTTTTAGTATTTAGGAGACATAATGAGCAGTAATCTTTGGACTAACGTAGAAGATTTAGGTAGCGCATATGCTGATTCTGACTACGCCTACGATGCTGTAAAAACTGCCTCTTATTTACTTTGGGCAATGTCAGGCCGTAAGTACAGTGGAACAACTACTGTTACAGAGCGCTATGTTTCTATATTTGACCCTTATTTGCGTGCTGGAGCATCCGTACTTACATACTCACCTATTCTTGTTGATGGAGATGTTCAAAATCTTCGTCTTGGCGGTTCTGGTCTTTATGGAGATGATGACTACCTAGGTGATGGAACATCATCAAATACTCGTATTCGCCTTCGTGGCCGTAAAGTTGTAAAGATTCACACTGTAAGAGATATTGATGGAAATATCATTGACCCATCTCAGTACTATTTAGTAGAGCACTCAACTCTTTTAGCAGCACCTGGAGCCACTTGGACTCCATCAAACGTAGAGGTTACATATACCTACGGAACTCCTCCTCCAACAGCAGGTAAAAACGCTGCTCGTATGTTGGCTATCGAACTTGTAAAACTTTATGAAGGGGATGACACCTGTGCTCTGCCTCAGCGTGTAACTTCAATTTCTAGACAAGGAATTTCATACACAGTACTTGACAATCAAGATTTTATTGATGACTTGCGTACTGGACTATACGCTGTTGATTTATTTTTGAAAACGTCTAATCCAGACAAAGCCCGTGCTCGCGCTCGTGTATTTAGTCCAGATGTTCCTAAGGCTCGTCGTATTACTCCAAAACCTTTCTTGTTCACAGAAACAGCATTTGACTTAAGAGTCTTGCCAACTGGTGGAAGTGTTGTACTTTACTTAGATGAAGTAAGTGGAGATTTCTTACTAAACGATAATGCGTGGGTAGTTTCTATGACTGTTTCTGATTACACGGGATCTAAGACCGAGACTCTTACTGGCGATGCCGTGTTGAGCCGTGCCACTGAGAAAATAACTATTACAGTTACTTACTCAGATATTCTTGCTGTTCTAGGGCCAAGGGAGCCAGGTTCATATGACATTTACTGTACTAGACCAAGTTTGGCAAACCCTGCTGTAGATGAGGTAATCAATCTTCTTACAGCAAATGTATCAATCCAACTTGGAACAAGAGTAGAGCCTATCTACACCTTGTAGAATTTACGTAAAAGACGAAAGAGAGACATAAGTGGCAACACCTATAAATAAGGCATCTGTTAGCAGTAATGCTAAAAATCTTGCTGTATTTTTGCAAGCAGTCTTAGACCAAGTTGTTTCTTCTTATGCTTCTTACAATATGCCTCTGCCTTCTAGAAGGTATTACACCTTAGGACAACCAGCAGTTGATTGCGAACAGGTTGTTGTTTCTTTTGTTCAAATGTATGTAGGTTCTCCTGGAGACGAAGCAACAGAGCCACGACGTTGCAATGACCCAAGAAGTGCGACAATGAATGTTTCTGTTTCAAGAGAAGTTCCAGTTGTTGGTCAAAATGGAAGACCACCATCAGCAGACAACATTGAATCTTTTGCTGAAATCTCTGCATACGATGCTTGGATTTTATTAGATAGTGCTGCTCAGTTAGATGCTTGGGAGCCTGGAGGATACGGCTTGGGAGTAATTGCAACTGTAGAAGTTCAAGCACCAGAGGGCGGTTTTCAAACTGTAGTTCTTACATTTACAGCGGCGGTTCCATAAAATGGCAACAGTAGTTATTAGAAAAGCAGAACTAGATTTTATGCTTAATAATCCATCAGGTGAAGTTGGAAGATATTTAGCAAAAAAGGGAAGAATAGTTCAGGCTGCCGCTAGGGCTCAGGTTGGAGTACGAACTGGAGCACTTCGTGCTTCTATTCATATGCGCCATCTTCGTGACTCAAGAGGACAATACGTCAAGATTGGTTCAGCACTTAATTATGCTCTACTTCATCATGAGGGAAGTAAGCCTCATATCATCGTTCCCAACAGGGCAACGGTACTTAAGTTTGTTACTAGGGGCCGTGTGGTTTATGCCCACGCAGTCATGCATCCTGGAACAAAGGCAAATCGCTATCTTACCGACAACCTAAAGTTGGTAAAATAGTTAGTAATTTACTATGTCAATAGTAAATAAAGACATACGAGAAACGAGGACAAACAAAGATGACAAATCCGAGATTTAGGGATTTTGGTGCTGGTAACAGCATTTCAGAACCCCTTTCTTTCAAACTCCATGGGGAGGAGTTTCACTGCAAACCAGCACTCCAAGGAAAAGTTCTTTTGGACATGGTTGCTACTGCCCAGTCTGGTGATGAAAGCGCTATTGCAAATAATCTAATTGAAACTTTTTTTGCAAAAGCACTTATTGAAGAAAGCCTTATTCGTTTTGAGGCCCTACTGCAAGACGCAGAAAAAATCGTAACTGTAGAAACGTTAGGAGAACTTACTTCCTGGTTAGTGGAGCAATACTCAAGCCGCCCTACGCCGGGGCCAGAGGACTCCTTGAGTGGGCAGTAGACCTTTGGCCTTATGTCAATGGAAAAGCACTAATGAGCGGCCTACAGATTTCTGAGTTGTCTTCTTCTGAAATGTTAGACGTTATACACGTCTTATTTGAAGAAGACTTTACTAGCGCTGTTAGTGGAGAACACATTGACGCAAAGAACAAAATTAGAAAAATTATGTATAAAGAGTTCTATGACAGAACTTATACATATGGTGGAGGTTCAAACGATTACTCTGAAGAGCCTTTAGGCGCTCAGGTGGATTACAGCGATGTAACTCCATTTGATCCAAAAAAGGCAGCAGTAAAACCGTTTGTTCCTGCTACAGATATTAATGAAAACTCTCCAAAACCATTTGGAAAAGTATTAGACGGCCCGCTGGGCTAAGAATGTCGGGAGGTGATGGTACGTGGCAGTTGTAGGTGATGCATATGTGGTTGTTCGGGCCATCACCACTGGCGTTGAAAAAGATATTAAGAACGCTTTTAAGGGCACTGATCGTATTGGTGACCAGGCTGGAAACGATGTCGGTAGGTCTTTTCAAAAAGGCTTTAGACGTGGTGGCGACGGCAAAAGTATGTTTGGTAATCTCATCAGACAAAGCGTTGCCGCTAAAGAGCAATTTTCATCTCTAACACGAGCAGGTTTTGTTCTTCAACCTGCTTTAACCGCTCTTGGTGGAATTATTGGGTTACTTGGAACAGGATTACTTTCTCTTGGTTCAGTTATATCTGCTGCAACAGCACCTGCTTTCTATGTTCTTGCACAAAGTTTTACTGCTGCTGCTCAGGCTGCTGTTACTCTTAAATTAGCGTTTTCTGGAGTTGGTAAAGCAATTCAGGCTGGAAGTAAAGCCAAAAAAACTGGAGTAGACAGAGCAAAGGCACTTGAAAAAGCAGAAGACAGACTTACTAAAGCCCAGAGGGCTCTTGCTGATGCTTACGAAGATGCGGCAACTAGAGAAGTAAAAGCAAAGAAAACAATTACTGATGCTGAAAAAGAATTATCTAAGGCTCGTGAACAAGCAATTGAAGATTTACAACAAATTGGTTTTGAGTCAGAAGATGCTGCTATTGCAGAACAAAAGGCTGCACTTGAATTAGAAAAAGCCCGTGAGGCTTTAGCCCGTGTATCAGACCTTCCACCAAATTCTCGTGCTCGTAAAGAAGCAGAACTTGCGTTTGCTCAAGCAGATTTGAATTATAGAAAAGCAATTGATGCTAATAATGACTTAAAAAAGACAGAAGCCAAGAATGCTGAACTTGCTAAAAAGGGTCCACAAGCGCTAATTGATGGCCAAGAAAATGTTATTTCTGCTATAGAGGCAGAAAAAGATGCTAGAAACGCATATAACGAAACTATAAAAGATAACGAACGTGCAATTCTTAGTGCAACAGAAGCACGAGATGATGCAGCAGAGGCCGTAGATGATATAAAAAATAACGCAGCGGCAACAGATGCCTACGCTGACGCCTTAGCAGATTTGTCAAAAGAGGCAAGAGCATTTGCTGAATATATGGTTAATACTTTCATACCAGCACTTAAAGACCTAAAAGCAGCAGCAGGTGAAAACTTATTTCCGCAGTTGGAAACTGCTTTAGAAAACTTTAGAACTAAACTATTTCCAGCATTAATCCCGCTCCTTAAAGGAACTGGCGATGTTATTGGAAGAATCGCTGTAAAGTTCTCTGAGGCAGTTACTAAGGGAGAAAACCTAGAAAGACTAGAAAGAATTTGGAAATCTAACGACATAGTATTAGAAAACTTTGGTAGTGCTGTAACTAGTCTTTACGAAAACCTATTAATTCTTCTTGACAATATTAGCCCTCTTACAGAGGAGTTTTCTGCGTGGATTGCCGCTGTAACTGCTGGTTGGACAGAGACGCTTAAGGCTGATGAAGCCTCTGGAAAACTCAATGCAAAATTTGAAATTGCTAGAGGCATCTTAAAAGATTTAGGTAAAATTATTGGAAACACATTTGGCGGTTTAGGAAAGATTATTTCTGCCAACGTTGGTCCAGGTAGCGGTGGCCAGATATTCCTAGACTACCTTAAAGAAGTTACTGGAAGATTTAAGAATATAACTGAAATTGATGGACGTCCTCTAAAAGACTTCTTTGCTGATGCTGCTGTAAACGGAACAAAACTTCTAAGTCTTCTTGGTAATATTCTTGGTGGCTTTATTACTTTGGCCGACAATCAAGGCCTTGGCATTTTCTTAGACCAACTCAATGTTGTTACTGACATATTCCAAAGAGTCGGAGAGAATCTAGACGCATCACTCCCAGCGTTTGGTGGCTTCTTAATAGAGTTTGCTAGGTTTATTGAGTTAGTAACAGAAGCAGGTTCTGTAACAATATTCTTTAACACTCTAAAAACTGCTTTTGTATTCTTAAATGACTTTTTGCGTTCCGAACTAGGTCAACGTATTCTTGAACTGTCTGCTCAAATTCTTCCTCTTCTTGCTGCCTTTGGTCTTCTTGCTAAAGTTGGCGGATTCTTTGGCAAAGTTGTTATTGGAGCCTTTACCCAACTATTAGCACCGCTACAGGCAGTTGGAACTGCGTTTGGTGCCTTGTCTACTGCTACTGGAATTGCTATAGGGCCTCTTGTTGCTATTGCTGCCGCTATCGCCGCTGTAGTTGCTATTTTTATTGGAGCATATCAAAACAGCGAAAAACTCAGAGAAGCAATCGGAGTTTTAATAGGAATTCTAAAAGATGTCTTTATTGACACGTTCAATGACGTAAAAGGTGCTATCGCTGATGCTTTCCCTCAAGACTCTATTAAGTCACTAAAGGACACACTAAAGAGCGTTGGAGACTTTTTATCTGTAACTCTTGTACCAGTATTTGGAGTTGTAGCCTCTGCTATTACTGGAACATTAGGCGGAGCAATCAAGGGTGTTATTTACATAATTAAAGGAATTATCACTGGCTTCCAAGCAGTAGTTGATTTTATAAAAGGAGTCATAAGACTTCTCAGAGGAGACTTTGATGGTGCTGGACAGGCATTTGCCTCTGCATTCACTAAAGCCTGGGGCGTAGTAACAAATCTATTCAAGGCTGCTGTTTCTGTATTTGCTGGTCCGTTAAATGGAGTTATTAGTGCAATAAACTCTGTGTTTAGTAAAATAAATATAAAAATTCCAGACTGGGTTCCAATTTTTGGTGGAAGAACATTTAGCATTCCACCAATTCCAAAAATTACATTTAGCAATATGGCAGACGGCGGTATTGTAAGACCATCTGCTGCTGGAACCTTTGCTCGTCTTGCTGAAGCAGGTAGGTCAGAGCGTGTAGAGCCTCTAGACCCTACAGGCTTATCTGTTCGTGACAGAGCAATTATTGACAGACTATCTGGCGGTGGCGCTGGTAAAGAAGTTGTTATAAATGTTTATCCATCTGAAGGCATGGACGAGAAAGAACTAGCAGCAATAGTTTCTCGTCAGATTGCTTTTGCAACTCGTAGGGGAGCAGCATAATGTCATTGACACAAGCAGAAGAAAATAATTATGTAGACCGCTCGCTCATTCCGCTACCGCAACCGCACCTAACAGGTATGAAGTTGCAGGAAGACATCTCTCTTAATGAGTTTGTTTTCAATAGGGTTGATGAGTTCGGAGTTGTGTGGGTAATTACAAATATTGAAGGATGGTGGCAACACCCTGCGCCAGATGTTCCAGACATTAGACGCGGCTGGGGGGATGGCTCTTACGATGTTAAGGGTCGCTACAACGCTAGAGATATTACTCTTGAGGGCGTAATTCTTACACCTAATCCAAACTTACTTGCTGCTGCTAGAGCACGATTCATTGCTGCTACAAACCTTGTCTATTCGGGAGGATGGTTAAAAACAGATGAAAACCCAACTAAGGCTTGCTGGGTTCGACTTAGCGGTGAGCCAAAAATTGAAACAGTCAATGCTCGTGGTAGAACTGAGTTTTCCCTTGGTCTTCGCGCTGCTGACCCAATAAAGTATCAGTGGAATGCAGCAAATGAAAGTGGCTATTTTGAACAAGAAATTCTTGCTAAATCAATAAGCCCTTCTCGCACAGGCTCTGCTGTAATTACCAACAATGGTGATTATCCTGTTAGTACATACATAACAGTTGTAGGACCAGTTGTTGGCCCAGCAATTATCTCTAACGAGACAAATGAAGAGTTTATTACTATTACTGGAACCCTTCGTGCTTTGACAACAAAAACTATCAACAACAGAGGAATTACAGACAACTTAGTTACAATTGGCACAACTGCGGCTCACGGGCTTACTGCTGGAGATTCTGTAACTATCAGCGGACTAGGTGCTCCATACGACGGAGTGCAGG